TCTTGACCAACTCCTTCTCAATCATCGGAACGATTATGGGTGTTAAACATATGGCAGATAAAAAGTAATGGAAAAGATAGCAGAAATGTACATCGTCAGCATCTTCGCAGCAGCGATGGTTGCATTGTTATTATTTGGAATTGTGTTCTTCGTTGATCAGTATTATATGGACAAAGACAAAAAGCAACACAAGTAGTAAATTTCTATTTGTCTGCGTGGCATCTACTATCAAAAAACCTTCAGCACTTCCAGTTAGTTTTGACCAATTTCGTAAGAATCCAATTGCCGCAGTTGCTTTTTGTATGCTTGTGGCTGTCAGCTATCTTTACATTGACCTTCGTTCAGGGTATAAAGAGCAGATTGAAAAGAGTAATCACAAGATAGATCAACTTGATATTAAGATTGATAAATTGACCTACGCCCTAAAGCGTTCGGATTCTGCATTGGCATCAGCCATCACGGAGATTCGCATAATGAATACTATGAAGAAACTATGAAACACATCACATTGCTTTTTGTCGCTTGTTTTTTTGTGGGGATTATTGCCACACCAATTAAAAAGACCAAGTCAGTACCTGTTGACGAAGTGGAACTGATGCTCCAAAAGATATCTGAGAATTTAGAGATGGCATCGGTTGCAACTGCACAAGCAAAAGCAATGGGTGAGAAGATGGTCGCTGAGAAAGTTGAAGAGAAAGCACAGTTAAAAGAAGCCGTTGCCATTGCCGAAAACAAGGTTGATGTGATGACCAAGAAAGTTGAAGTGTTTTCAGCCAAGATGATTGGTGCTGGACTTGATACAAGCGAAGTGCCATTGAAGTTATCAGGCAAGGCATACGATGCTTGGTTGAACTATGTTGAAGAAGGTGGTAAAGAGGACTTTGAGTATTTCCGTTTATACATATTTAACTAATGGCAAAGGCAACCAACACATCCACATTTAGAGCGAAGCCAAAGAATAAGCTCCGCAGACATACCAAGCACAAAAACAAACATAAGTCAAGTAAACCATATAACGGACAAGGAAAATGACAAGAGAACAAATTGAAGCTGCGATGATCAAGAAGGGATTCGCTTATTTCTCAACTGGAGAATTGAATCTGAACATCATCGGTGTTCGCCAAAGTTCAACCGGCAACAAGGTGACAAACCTATTTGATGACTTTCTAACTTTGAGCTACAAACACAACGGTGCTTGGGTATTCAAAAAGTGGGCAGCCACAACTGATCCAGGAACAAAAGGCGTGAAGGAATTTCACAACGCTGCCGGTGTTGCTCGTTTGGTTGCTGGTCAATATCGTGGTTCACACGCTATCGGTTTGCATCAAGGCAAATATGAAGCGTTGAAACAAGCGAAGAATGTCAAAGTTTATCGTGATGCCAACAAGGATATGACCTATGATGAAAGCAAAATTCAAGAAGGTGTGTTCGGCATCAACATCCACAAAGCTGGTGCAGATTCTACCTATGTTGAGAACTGGAGCGAGGGTTGTCAGGTGTTCAAGAAGTCAGCTGACTTTGACGAGTTTATGGTCATCGTTAAAAAAGCCGCAGCACTTCACGGGAATTCATTCACTTACACATTATTAAACTCAAACGAAATATGAAGTTTTTAGATTTTTTCAAAGGTGACAAAGGAGAAGCATCATCCAAAAGATTCGTTGGCATCATCGGTGCTTTTGTTTTGTTTGGGACTATGGCTCACAATTCTCTTAGTCCTGCTGACATTGTACCTTCTCCCGATTTGGTTACTGCGGTAGAATTCATCGTGATTGCTTGTCTTGGATTCACATCTATTGACAAGTTCTCTAACAAAAAGGAATGATTGCTATTTAGTAGAGATGATCTTCCAAAGAATTAATTTTCACGACAATGTCCTTCCCGTTTTCAAGGAAAACAAGGCGAAGGGATATGTCACTTTCGGAGCGGACAATCTCTATCCCGAATTTCTAATAGAACTATTTAACAAAAGCCCCAAACACAATGCAATCGTTTCTTCAAAAGCTTCGTATATATCTGGAGTTGGCACTAAAGTATTTGGACAAAACACCGTTGACATCGCAAAAGCCGAAGCCAAGATCAAAGCCATCAACGCCTACGAAACCCTTGACCAAGTCAAAACCAAAATAGCGTACGACCTTGAGTTGTTCAATGGCTATTGCCTTGAGGTAATTTGGAACAAGGCAAAGACGGCAATCGCAGAGATTTACCACATCCCTTTCAAGAATATCCGAAAAGGACTTGAAGGTGAGTATGTGTATTGCGAGGATTGGACTGACCGCAAAGCGGAGCAAGTTCACTATCAGCCATTCAATGCAACCACAAGAGAATCAAAGTCACTTTATTATTGCCAATTCTATCGCCCCGGTCAAGGCGAATATCCTTTACCTGATTACATCGGTGCGTTGAAATACATTGAAGTGGACACGGAGATTTCAAATTATTATTTGAATAGCATCAAAAACGGATTCACCGCACAAACGCACATCCAGTTATTCAAGGGAATCCCAACACCTGAAGAAGCTCGTGCAACTGCAAGACGATTCAAAGAGAATTATCAAGGCACGGACAATGCTGGTGGACTTATAATTCAGTACAACGATCCACAAGAGAAAGAGTCGGTGATAAGCAACTTGCAACCGTCTGACTTTGACAAGCAATTTGACCTACTGAATAAGACCGTACAACAAGAGATATTTGTTGCACATAAGGTAAACTCTCCGATGTTGTTTGGAGTGCGTGTGGAGGGTCAATTGGGAGGTCGTAGCGAGATGATTGAAGCGTATGAGATGTTCCAACAATCATACATAGAACCCCGTCAACAAAAGATTGATGATACCTTGACTTACTTGTTTGAGTTTATCTCTCCAGTTCGTTTGGAAACAATTAACAAGCCACCAATCGGATTGGATTATCAGGCGTTATTTACTGCCGGTTTGATTTCAAACGAAGAAGCTCGTGCAGAATTAGGACTTCCACAAATTTCAAATGTAAAAGTGCAGTCATCATTGAACGATGCCATCAACGCATTGAGTCCGTTGGTTGCAAACAATGTCTTGTCAAATATGACCATCAACGAGAAGCGTCAATTGGCTGGACTTGATCCGATAGTTGGCGGTGATTTGTTGGAATCTTCATCAGCACCCGTTGCGATGTCAAAACAAAATCCTTTTGGATGGGATGATGAGCGTGACTTGGCGGTGTTTATGAAGTACGGTGAACCAGCTGAGAACTTTGAACCGATGAAGTTTGACTTCGCATCTGCCATTGAATCAGCCATCTTGAATGTGCTGAAAGAAAACAAAGGTTTGCAGATAGGTGACATTGTCAACATCACCAAACTTGACCCACAAGTCGTGGTTGATACGATTGCAAAATTGAACGAAGCCAAGTTGATCAAGGGATACAACGAAGGTCTTGAGGTTACACCAAAAGGATTGGATGAAATCAGTCAGTTGCAAACCGAAATTGTGGTTCGTTACAAATACTCTATCGCACCAGGAATGAAGGGCGGAATCTTGATTCCAACATCTCGTGATTTCTGCAAACAAATTGTTCAAAGCAATCGTGTTTATTCTCGTGCGGATATTGATGCAATGTCATTACAAACGGAGATTGATGTTTGGAGCAGACGAGGTGGATGGTATCACGACCCGGTGAGAGATGTGAATGTTCCACAATGCCGTCATATTTGGCAACAACAATTATTAAGGAGAATCAAGAAATGACAAACTTTGTATATTTCATAAGCACCACTTATCTCAAGGACAACAGTCCGTTGAATGAGAATGTGGATGATAAGTTGCTGAAGTCAGCAATCAAAGAAGCTCAAGAGATCTATATCCGAGATGTCATCGGTTCAGGTATTTATAATGAGTTGCAGACACAAGCATTTGCAGGAACTCTGACCAACTTAAACACCACCCTTTTAGATTCATACATTGCACCTTGTTTGAAGTATTATACTCTGACCGAGGCAATGCTACCAATGACATTTAAGTTGATGAACAAATCGGTTGCATCTCGTGAATCTGACAATGCTCGTGCAGTATCGGTTGAGGAAATGACATTGATTGAAGGCAGATATCGTGACAAAGCGGAATATTATGCCAATAGGTTGCGTGATTACTTGCGTACCAACACCAACGACTATCCGTTATTCTTGAATCCAGGCAATACCTTTGACACCATCAGACCAAAGAACACCGCATTCAGCGGAGGCATTTATCTACCTACAAATTAT